GATGGCCCGTTTACCAAGCCTGGACAGAGTGCGTCGCGGATTATCCAAACTGCCACGCCACATTGGCGAAATTGGTCGTAAAACAGGTGCAAGCCTGCGCGCCTTAAACACTTACGTTAAGCGCGATTGGTCGGTGTTAAAAGCAAATGATGTGTGGGTGGGTGATGGTCACTCCATGAAGATGAAAGTGCAACACCCTGATCATGGTCGCCCGTTTATCCCTGAATTGACGTTAGTCATGGACGCGCCTAGCCGTTTTATTGTTGGCTGGTCGGTCAGTTTGGCAGAAAACGCATTAGCCGTTGCAGACGCTATCCGCAACGGGATTGAGAACCACGGCATACCGGCTATCTATTATTCGGATAACGGTGGCGGTGAAAAGAACTGGACGCTAGATGCGGATATTACAGGGATTTTGCCCCGCTTGGGCATCAATCACCAAACAGGGATTCCGGGCAACCCACAAGGGCGCGGGATTATTGAACGGGTGAACCAAACGTTAGCGATTCGCATTGCACGCCAGTTTGAAACCTATCACGGACGTGGTGCAGACCGCGACACCGTGCGACAAACCTCCACGGCAGTGATTTCGCTTGATAAAGCGATTCGTCAAGGGCGCACCGAACTGACCAACAAACAACGTTGGGCGGTGGGTAAATTGCCAACCTGGAAACAGTTTATTGATGCGGTGGAAGAAGGGATCCGTTGGTACAACAACGAACATATCCACCGCGAAATCGGTTGCACACCTGCGCAAAAACGCCGTGAGTTATTAGCCGACACTGAGTTGTTATTGATTACCCCAATTGAAGCACGCGACCTATTCCGCCCAAGTGTGATGCGTGTGGCTCAACGAGGCTGGGTATCAGTGTTTAACAACCAATATTTCAATCAGAAACTGCTTGATGTGGACGGCAAAAACGTGCAGGTGGCGTTGGATATACATAACCCAAGTGCGGTCATTATTCGCGATGAATCAGGCGCGTTTATTTGCGAAGCGATTTTAGACGGCAACAAACGTGACGCCTTCCCGTTGAGTTATGTGGAAAAAGCACGCAAAGACAGACACCAACGCCGTGCGAAATTGAAACAAGAACAACTTAACGAAATTAATGCGGAATTGAATCCGGTCATCAGTATCGCCCACAACCAAGGCGCAGAACTGTTACACGGCTTACGCGCAAAACAAGTCACCCACTTTGAAGACGAAGAAGAAATTCCGTTATTGCCAAGCGAAATGAGACGCCAACAACGCAAGATGGCAGGAGCTAAATAATGAAAGACCGCATTATTCGACGAGTTCACAAGGGGAAAATTCAATATCACAGCGAACCTTATTTTTCCTATCGGCTGATTAAACACGAAGGAAAAGTTTTTGAGATAAGACCTCAAAAAGACTTTTTAGAAGTTTATAGCCTGAAAGGCAACTTACTCTGCACCGTAACAAAATTAATTCAAAACACAATTGGAGAAAGAAAATGAAAGAACAACTCGCAAGATTTATGGAACAAAAAGGGCTAACCCAAACACAAGTGGCAAAAGCCCTCGGCAAGTCCGTTGCAGTCATTAACCAGTATTTAAAAGGCACTTATAAAGGGGTAAATAAGGACATTGACGAAGCGGTGGATCGCTTAATCAAACGCGAAAAAGACAAAGTGGTTGAGCGCAATTTTAACAGCGAATTTGTGCCGACTTACGCCGCAGAACGTTGCATTGATGTGGTGCATATCGCTCACGTAGAAGGCGAAATTAGCGTGGTTTATGGCGCGGCAGGCTTGGGCAAAACCAAAGCATTAAAACAGTATGTCAGCCAAAACCCGGAAACAATTTTTATTGAAGTTGAGCCAAGTTGTAGCCCGAAAGTGTTGCTGAAAAACCTCTGCCACCAGTTGGGGTTAAACGAAACCGGCGCAAACCATGAATTGTTTACCCGCATCACCGAAAAACTGGGGGAAGGTCGCTTAATTATTGTGGATGAAGCGGAATTGTTAAGCACGAAAAGTTTGGAATATATCCGCCGAATCCATGACTTGACCGGTTGCGGTGTGGTGCTTGCCGGTATGCCTCGCCTACTGGTGAACTTGAAAGGGAAATACGGCGAATTGGCACAACTTTATAGCCGCGTGGGCTTGGCTTGCGATTTGGGCAACCAGTTAAGTGAGGACGACATTCACAGACTAGCCGAGAACGGCTTAGGCACGGACGAATTTAACGACATCTTATTTAAAGCTAGCCACGGCAATGCGCGTCGTTTAACCAAGTTAATGCGTGGCGTGATCCGTGTCGCAGAAATGCACGGCAAGCAGATTGACGAGAAGTTAATCAACTCTTACGCCGGCATGTTAATCCATTAATCAAAAGGAGATCCAAATGAGCGAACAAATGAACCGCGTAGCGTATGCGTTAAGACGTGAAGGCGTACAAATCGTCGAAAGTAAAGACGGCCGTTTCCCGAAAATGGTGATTTTAAACCCAAGCCGTCGCTTAAAAGCCAAAGGCGTGAAGATGACCACGTTTAGAAACGGGGTGCATATTGTGCGAAACGTGGCAGATGAACAAGGCGTTATGGTGTATTGGTAAGGGGGTTGAATGCCGAAATATCGTCAAATCTACGCCGTTTACCGCGGAGAAGAGAATCTAGGCGACGGCACGGCGGATGAATTAGCAAAGAAATTTAACATACAAAAGAAAACACTGTATGCGATGGGATCGGAAGCGATACTCAAGCGCAACAAAGGCAACAGATTGATTGTAATCAAATTAGATAAAGAAGAGGTTTAACCATGAAAGTAACTATCGAAGGGAAAACATACTGGCGCGACGCAACAGGCGCACTAACACCGGATAATCTTGTGCGTGACATCGATAAAGAGCGTGACGAGTTGGTGCAGGCATGGGCGACAAAAGCAAAAGCATTGAACCGCGACATTGGCGTGTTTAAAGACGGCATTTTTGGTGACATCTGTGCGTTTATTGAGCTTTCCGCCGAGAAATACGGCGCGAAAGTGGGCGGAAATAAAGGAAATGTGACGCTATTTAGCTATGACGGACGTTACAAAATCCAACGTGCCATCAATGAAAGTTTGCAGTTTGACGAGCGCATCCAAGCGGCAAAAGTACTGATTGATGAATGCTTAAACGAATGGAGCGAAGGCTCACGTCCTGAACTGAAAGCCTTGATTGAGCGCGCGTTTAATGTGGACAAAGAAGGTAACCTCAACACCTCACGTATTTTAGGCTTGCGCCGTGTTGAAATCCAAGACCCACGCTGGTTACGCGCCATGCAAGCCATTAGCGAAAGCGTGCAGGTGGTAAGTAGCAAAGCGTATGTGCGGATATATGAGCGCGTCGGCGACAGCGACAAGTATGTGCCGATTGCGTTGGATGTGGCGGGGGGTTAAATGGAAATGACCTACAAGGACTTGTCTGAATTGGCGGCAAAAGTTGAACGGTCTGGTGATTTGAGTTATGCCGCTACGCTTTGGGAAAAGGCCGAAATAGTAGCAAAAAGTCTAGCAAATCAATACTGGGCAGAGTGTCGCAAAGAGTTTTGTAACCATTGGTGGGCAAGACTCAAGAAAAAAGGAAAAAAAGAGACCGCACTTAACGAATAAAGCCTATTTACAGCCCATTCAAATCTCCCCTAACCCCTCTTTACAAAAGAGGGGGATTTAAGTGGGTTGAATAATGAGTTTTATAAACACAACAAAGGAGCGTGTATGAGCGAAAAAAAAGCCGCCGTCACGGCGCAACTGGCACAGATTATGGAGCAAATAGAGAGTGCGAAAGAAATGTGGCTGGATGATGACGAAAAAGGATGCTTGTTGCTGTTACAGGCGGCAAGTAGGGAGATGAAAAGTGTGGCGTATAGAGTGACGCCAGTGTTGGAGTGAGTATGGCAGAACTAACGGTAGAAGACCTAAAAGTTGGGCATGTTTATTCGGCGAAACGCCCTCAAACATACGGATTCGCCCGTTTATTGGGAGATAGACAAATCCTTTGGGTTGGGATGATTTATGACAACAAAGAAGGGTTCGTCCAGGGGTTGCAATATGACAGCCCGTCAGTAAAAGATGGACGGCATTATCCGAAAATTAGCGTAACCAAATTTTTAAAATGGGCAGACGCCGACATAACCGAAATAATGCCTAAGGGCGAATGGAGAAAGAGGTAAAAATGAAACCTGAATTTAGATATTTTAAATGTGCATTAAATGTTGAACCGGTTAAATCACTTTATCAACAATGGCATATCGACCACGAACAACGAAACAAAGAATTAGACGTAATTTTTGACACTATCCCGTTTTATGAGTTTTGGCGCGGCAGTGAAAGTCGAATTTATGGCATTGTATGTAGCGAAAACAATCCTGAATTTGAAAAAATTAAAGAGGATAAAACCTATAAATTTGAAATGATTGAAGGTGGGAAAGTGAATATTACCGGCAACAATCGCACCAAAGCCGGCAAGGCGTTTAACGCTAAAATCCAAGAACTCAGAAATATATTAAATCAATATCCAAGTTTTAATGATTTTATGATAAGCGAGTTAGCGCTTAATTGTTGGGTGTTTGCGAGTAACATGGCATATATCGCAGTGTGTGGTGTGGCAAGCGATCACTTTATCGCAAAAATACCGGTGAAATCAGAAGGCTTCGGTGGTGATGATTTTCCGGCAATCCCTGAGTGTTTAACGGAAATCAAACAAAGTGAATTTTTGATGTTACAAGGAAAATAAAAATGAGCATATTTATCACACACGGAAATCGTTTAATCGATTTTTCCAACCCGCAAAATAGTGATATTCATATTGATGACATTATTCATCATTTAGCAATGATTCCACGATTCGGCGGCAAATTAGATGTGCATTATTCCGTGCTTGATCACAGTGTTTTTGCCGGGGCAATAGCTAAAACGTGTCTGAAAGTTGATGATATGACCGCTTTTGCAGTTTTGATGCACGACGCCCAAGAGGCTTTTTTGGGAGATGTTACCAGCCCGTTAAAACAATTATTGCCGGACTACAAAAAAATCGAAAAAGCATTCGAAATGGTTATCCGAGATAAATTTAAGATACGCATCAAAGCCGAAATGGAGATTGTCGTCAAAACCGCTGATATTTTGGCATTAAAAGCGGAAAAACAAGCGTTTATCCAAACTCCTGCGGAGCTCGCTGAGCATTGGCGATTTTTGGACAAATTTCCGACCGTGCCAATATCGCCGCGGGAATATATCAATAGTAAAGCACTGTTTAAAGACGCGTTTAACTACTATAACAAAGCCTTAAATTTGGGACTTGAGGAGATTAAATAATGAGCGAAAACAATGGATGGATTAAGTGTGAGGATAGATTGCCAAGTGAATGCGATACAGTCTTATTGTATGTAAATGACGATGAATATCCTTATATTGTGACTGGGTGGCTTGATACAGATAGGGAGTTTTCCGACGGTCAAAACTGTTTGTCGGATTATGTTACTCACTGGCAACCATTACCAAAACCACCAATCGATTAGAACCCATTTACAGCCCATTAAATCTCCCCTAGCCCCTCTTTACGAAAGAGGGGGATAAGTTAGATGAAGTGGACTGAATAATGTGTTTTAAACAAGGAGACTAAATGGAGATGATTATGTTCTTAATCGTTCTCGTTGTTATCGTTGGATTTGGTGCTTGTTTGCTTTGGTTTTATATCAAACTTCATGAGGTTTACGGTGTGCCACACCCATTGGTTGATTTAAAAAATTGGATTATTAAAAAACTAAGAGGATAACATTATGAAATTATGTCGTTGCCCGGTTTGCCACAGCGACATCCATTTGGATGC